AATCCTTCGTTCAACCCCTGTCTTGTGTAGTCTATTTCCATACCATCTATGAAAATTATGTCTTTAGGGTCGCACCATACTGTAGCGCCATTACTATCAAATCTATGTAAATGTGTAGGCAAGGGCGAATCTAAGTACTCTAAAACATAGGCCATGCCCGAACAACCTGTAGTTCTCACACCTACGAGAATGCCCAACCCTTTACCACGTTTGACAATACTTTGATTTATTTTGTTAGCGGCTTTGTTGGTTAAGGTAATCATTTACGGCAGCCTTAATAGCAGCTTTGGCGAGTAAGCTACAATGTATTTTGACGGGCGGGAGCGCCAACTCTTCAGCAATTTGACTGTTCTTGATGCTTGACGCTTGGTCAAGCGTTTTCCCTTTGACCCATTCGGTAACAAGACTCGAGCTAGCGATCGCCGAGCCACAACTGTAAGTTTTAAATCTGCTATCTGCGATAATTCTAATATCATTGTATCTTTTCAGTATGCTTACGTTTAAGAGATTTTTTCAAAACCTTGAACCAAAGTTTTTTAACTTTTGCTAAGTTGTGTTCTACTTCTGCTATGTTCAGTCGTCGAATCAGTTTTTTTACTTTCATAATCAATTGGGTACCAGTACCATCTTGTTCTGACCAGTTTGTGGATCTGTCATCTGTTGCCAATGATATCCTGGGGGATCGACCGGAGTCGGTTGTTGAACTACTACCGGCGGTTGAACTAGTACTACTGGCGGCGGAGCATAGTAATAGGGTCTTGACAGTTCGTACCCAATCACCCCACCAATCAGGGCTGGCGCCACCCAACCACTGTAACCACGATAGCAACATCTGTGGTGCCATTCGGCTTGAGCATGTCCAAATACACATACTGAAAGAATACCAGCTAATATGAGTTTTTTCATTTATTTCTCCTTAACACTATTTAATTGTGTTTATACTATGTTAGTATAACAGATTACGCTTACAACATCAAAAGATTTGGTTACTTGTTCATTCCACGTTTCATAGCATCTTTGGCATTTTGAGCCACTACTTCTTGCGCTTGATTAGCGTTCATAGATGTGTTGGGAGCATCTGTATTGCCTTTAAAACTGACAACATTACTGTTGGGTTGGTAAGGTTCTAGTACATTTGATAAAGGTTCTCGAGATATGATATCACCTAAGTTTTCTTCTGTAATATTCACTCCTAAACCTTGAGCAAATTTTATAAATGCCTTAGATGATACTTGTAATTTAGCGTTGGTGTCTTTGGCACGCCCTGCTAAAAATTTAGTTAGAGCTAGAAGTTTTCCCGAGTCAACGGCTCTGCTATCTTCAACTTCAAAAATTAACATTATCTTTTAGCGCGGCCTAGGCCAGCACCACCCATCTCTGGAGATTCAGGTTCTTCGGGCTCTTCTATACCAGGGGCTAAACCTTCGTCGTCTGGCATTGGTTCTTCTGGCATTTCGCCCGCCATTCCGTCATCTATTCCTGGTACTGTCGGCACATCTTGCCCTGTAACAGTTCCTAACGCGGCATCCAACTGTTGTTTGGATTGTTGTAGATTTTGTACTAATCCTGCCAGTGCGGCAGTAGCATCTGTATTAAATTGCATAGCTTGATCAACACCTATTTGATTTTTGATTTGATCTATTAATGCTGGCAGGTCTTTAAACTGCATACTAGTTACTTGCTCTAGCATTTTCTGTACATTGTCTACCATATCTTGGGCAGCCAATACCACTTGTGCTTGTTGTACTTCTGACTCACGCAGAATACTATATACCTGACGACGGAAAGCTGAATTTTCTGTGACTGTTGCTAGAGCAGCCAGTGCTTGTTGTTGCGCTGGATCAGTAATATTTTTGCCTGTTTGGACACTTTTTAATGCGTTTTGGGCGGCAGTTTTTTGCTGAGGATCTTTAAGCTTGCTTAATTTTGCTTGAGCGGCTGCTTGACCTGCGGCTACAGTTGGATTAGGTTGCGGGACAGCGCTCTGTTGCTGTTGCACATTTTGTGTGGATCCGGCGGCGGCTCCGACTGGAACTGTAGATACTTCTTTGATCTTAGTAGCAAGAACTTGCTCCATCATCATTAGTTTTAGATAAGCTGGATCCTGTTCGCTGGTGTGAAATTCTCTAGTCTGACGATGGGCGTTAGCTAGTTTACGTACTTTTTCCAGCATTGTACGTGCTTGTTTAGCAGATATAATATCTACATTGATAGTGTCACCAAAGTAACTTTCAAAAACGTTAGCGGCTTGTCTTGAAGGTACCGGAGCGGATAGTTCGAACAGTTTCATTATTAAATCCTTGTTGTTGCAAGTATTTAGCTTGATTAATACAAATCGTTAAATCATTTTCTAACTTTTTCTTGTGTATAATCTTAGTTTCCAACTTGGTTCCTATAGTTTCTTTAAAAAGCCAACCTTTGCTTTTATCACCTATTCTAGCTCTAACATCAATATCATTAATCAAAGATGATAATTTAGTGTCTAAATTAAATATATCTCTTGCTAGGTTGTACTTTTTATATTTGTCTGCTATACACCAAGATACTGCTGTTTTTGTGCTGGTAAAAATTCCCACATCAGTGGCTGAACAAAATACTCTCCACCCAGATTTTTCTAATATGAGATGATATTTGTGGAAAACTTCGTAAGTTCCCTTGTCTGTTTGATATATGACATTGGATAGTTGGGAACCAAATTCATCCAGTAGTATCTGTTTTAATTCTTTATTGTAGTTCATTTGACAACATAATGCACAATTAAAAATCCTATAGTACCGATTAAAAATCCTATAATTCCTATTCCCCAACCAATAATTTGATCATTACGTTTGCTTGACATGTCTTCCACGATGGTATGTACTTTGTGTATGGATTCTGATACATCAATAATTTTAGTGGCTAGGTCTAGCAATCTGTTATTTAAACTATTATAACGTTCAGCGCAAAGCTCGACGTGTGCCTCTAGACTCTTTTTTTCTATCTCGGTAGCTTCGATCATAACATTCCCTTTGATATATTTATTCTAATTGTCTAAACCATACATTTTGTTTGTCTCCGCTGGTTACTATAACATCGGATAGATCCTTTTTATTAGACAACTCTACTAGCATAGGCACAGTATCGCAGTCATTTTTTAAGTCTCTAAATGGATCTTCTAAAGGTCCAAATACTCCTGGTGTTTCTACTGCAAATTCAAAATACCAAATATCGTCTTTTTTTTCGGGACTAGATAATTCAAAAATTTGAGAGCGCATGCCTATTAATTGCGTAATAGTTTCCCAGTTTCTCTGCTGATTGCGTGAAAAATTCCATGAACGCTCGTCTTCGATTAGCTGATTAAATTGATCACGAAACGGCACTCGCGAGGATTTAAAATGACCAACAATACCGGTGGCTGTGATATCAAAGAAAGTTTCGCAGGCAAATCTCATTTAGAAGTTTTTTTCGATAGTTCGTATAAAACTTCAACTTTTTTACACATTTCATCAAGAGTAATATTTACATTCCTACTGTTAAATATCTCCATCCAACGCTTTTGCTGTTCGATATCTGCTAGTTCTTCATCTAGTAACGGATCTCGTAAATGTAATTCACGTGCTTTATCTCCTGGTCTACGAGCATATACAGTTCGCCCGCCATCTGGGCTTTCAAAGATAGTTAATTCTGTTATTTTACTAATTGTCATGATAGGAATATTTAACCTATTGTAGCAGGCGTGTCAAGTAAAGTCAACAAAAAACCCACCGAAGTGGGTTTTTGTATTTAAAGTTGCCTTTAAAATTAACTTGCTGATGTAGCTGTAGATGCCAAACGGAATCCAACGTTAGTAACAGCAGCCGCCGCCACATTGCAATATGTGTTAGCAGAACTATTATAAATGTTGCCTAAACCTTGAATAGTTGCTTGTAATGTAGTAGCTGTATATGCCCCAGTTGGGAATATAGCAACACTCATGTCAACTGTGTTGTTTGTGTTGTCAACTTGATAAATCGCTACTGTAGCAGTTTGCTGAATAGCTTGAAGAATCTGTTGAACAGCACCGTTAACACCAGCTTGGTTAAAAGCTGAATTACCTAGACCAATACCAAAAAAGTCTAATTTAGGACCAGCAAAGTTTACTGGTGTACCAGCTGGACTATATGCTGTGTTTGCTGCTAACTGTGGTCCGTTAAGAACGTCAGTTGCGAATACTGGTTGTGATCCGCCGTTTACTAATGGAATAAATGCCATGTTAAATCTCCTTTATATGTGAACCTCTCGGTTCTGCATTTATTTAGCTTTGATGGCAAAAATTAGGAGTTTGGATGTTAGCTTTTGGGCTGTTTAGTGGCACGTGTAAAATCAAACCGATTGACAAATTTTACAGTACCTCCAGGTATAGCTACTACCCAGCCTTCTTGGCCAGGATGTTGTAAATCTAGTTGACGTAATAAGTCAGTTTTGATATCGTGTATTAATACAAAAGCAGAAAACGCCGCCGATAATCCAGCTAGATTACTTCTAGGGCTTTGGAAATATTCTACTATATTATTATATTTTCTTGGTGTAACTTTAGTTTTCAACCATTCTGCGAATCCTGGTATTAATTGATTGACCTCAAATTTAGAAACATTTACATTTCCTATCAAACTATTGATGTAGTCTACACATAATTTTGGTAAATCTGTAATCTGTAACTGCCTCAGTTCAACTGGATTAAACAACATGTCTATATCTTTTCCATGTTGACTTAAAATCTGTTTTAACTGCTTGACTTGTTTGCTGTCACTAGGCTGTACGTTTTCGCTAGGCCGGATAGGCTCTATAAGCAATAGTCCCGGGACTGAATTCAGTTTTACATTTCCTAAAGGTTCTCTAATTCCACCAGGTTCTTTTATTCTAGTATGTATAGCTATACCAACTTCACTATTACCTATCTGTTGACCCAAGGAACTGGCTGCCGGAATGTTATATTGAACTATATTAGGCTTAAAAACATAAGCACCTTTATTTTCAGGAGGAGTAGAGGTATATAAAAGATCACCTTGTATAAATCCTTTAAAGTTACTGGGTATAGCCGATTCTAGCATAGGCCAAAGTTTTTCATATAATGGGGCTAAATTAGCAGTGCGGTTAGCTGATTTACCCTGTGCCGATGCTTCTGCATCTCTTTTTTCTAAATGACTTCTAATTTGTCTAGGGCTTGTAAATAGCCCGTTGTAACCTTTAGCCGAAAATCCAGCTACATCTGTAAGTATAAAAGTACCCGCAGTATCACGACCAAATATAATAGCGGGAGTACCGTCCCATTTTACACTAGTAGACGTTTTTGTATTGTCTTTGAGATGATCTATTACTCCCAATGCATCACGTACACCAGCACTGCCACGCCTAAATACTAAATCTTCTATGTGTTCTATACCTTTGGCCTTGCCACCTTCAACTTCTTCTATCAGTTTGGTCATGCCTTGATTGACTATTCTATCACGTAATTTTGCCAAGAAATGTACATCGCTTTCACCACGTGATTCATCTAATTCAATTCCGTTTTTGGCAAAGGCTGCTCTAGCATCTGCTAGTTTTTCTTCTCGTTTGGCATCGCCTTGCAATGCCTGTAACATAGTTTCAACACTGTATAAGTCATCACGAGTGGCACGTTTATTCAACATTAATTTTGCTATTTCATCAGGGTCAGATGATACAGTTTGATTGCTTGCGCGATCTACTAATCCTTTGCGAGTTATAATTTTATATCCAGATGCTTTGGCAATACTATTAAGCATTATGTGTCTATCTACTGCGGTGTATTTGCTATTAACAGGATGCGTTATAAAAAACTGCCCAACGGCCATGTCTTCCATGAACATAAAATCTGTTTGTACATAACCTTTGCTGGGATTACCACCTATTGGTGTTTTAAAATGAACTTGATCGCCGCCCTTTTTAACATATTCTTGCGGTTTAAGTTTATGACTGTTACACCATTGGGTCAATTCTGCTATTAGTTGATCAGGTGAAATTTCTTGTATATTGACCTGCAAATCAAGATCTCCCGAACTGGGTTTTTTTCCAGTACTGCCTAACCAACGTACAGGATACCCAGTTTTAGGATCCGTTTCGCCGTGTAGGTCAAGACCTGTTAATTGCTCAAGCCAGTCTACCGTAATGGGTATGTCAGTTTGCGCGATACGTTGAGTAGTTCCTTTGCCATCGCTATCTTTAAATACATTTCCACCTTCTTTAAGTATCATAATGAATCTTCTCTCAACCCTAGTATTGGCGCTATCTGTTTGGCCAGAGCAATTTTTGTTCTAGCATCAGCGTTTTTTATAGATTTTAAGAAATTATCTATATTAATTTTGTCTAGAGGATTTGACGCATAATCCCCAGTATTAGAGGCAACGTCTTTTATGTTTTCATATTTTTTCCATAAAGCAGCTGCGATAGCTTTTTGAACAAAAAGCTCAAACTGCATCTTGCGATTTTGATCAGTTGTATTTGGATCTAATATTTTTTGGGCAGTACCTGGTAAGTCGGCATCTGCTTCTTTTTCCGCATACTTTACACTATATTGCGGGGTTATTTTTTTAGCCATCCATTGTAGCAAAGAAGCACTGGGGTTGGCACTTGGTGCGACGTCATTAGATTTATCTATAGTAGGTTGAGTTGCAATCTTTTTAGGAGTTTTAACCGCAGATGGTGAAGTTGCCAACTTCACTGTAGGCCTGGTAGGTTGATTAACGCTGGCTGTATTTGCTGGTTGAACAGGCTGTTTTTGATTTCTTTGGCTGCTTCTTTTTGCTAAATCGCCCGGTGACATTTTGTTTGGAACTACATTAGGTATAGCTTCGTACAAATCCTGTTCAAATATGTCCCATTCTTCAGCTAGTGCTGTGGCCAGATTATCGGCAGGTTTACCTATTCCTGTGCCGTAGGCATTGGCTTGATTTGGTACACCATAAGATTTTCCAGATATATGACCTTTGCCATAGTTTTGAGTGTTAGCAGTATTAGTAGGTTTAGCTAGGGGTTTTTTAACTGCTAATTTTTTAATTCCAGCAGCTTTCGGTGATTCAGTATTAGGTATTGTAGTAGGATTTTGAATGCTACCAAAGTTATTATCAGCAAATGCTTTTTGAAATTGAGGCCACAAAAAATCTATTAATCTCTTTACCTCAGGATTACGCTGGACCTGTTGTATAGAATCCTGATAACTTTCCGGCGGAGTTAGATAACCTTTGCCTTGAGCCGATTTCACTAATTGTTGATTCTTAGTAGTCTGTGACTGCCGTGTTACCTTAGATGGATTAGCCGCAGCCAAAGCATTAGCAGGGCTATTAGGGAAGAATAATTGATTAGCTGTATCGGCAGCTTTATTCAGACCGGTATTTGCCGCACTTACCGCTTTTTTAACACCGTCCAACAATCCTTCGTCTAATCGCGATTGTTTAGTTAATTCATAAATTTGCATCAGTTTTCCTAACTGTACGAGTAAACTTACTAGGATCGCGTAACTTGATAGCGTTAATCAACTTCCTACTCAAATTTTCCGCTTGTTCCGAGGTATATGTAGAGTCTATTTGCTCTAGTAGACGTATGGCACTAGATATAATATTAGCAGCACGGTTTTCAATAATATGTCTATTATCTCGCTCAGTGTATAAGCTTTCTAATTCCTCTAAGATGCTACGTGTTTTTTTCTGCATTGTACAGATTCCTTTTAAGTATTTAGCAGATTTTGGATTTAAGACACAGGTTTATTGTGCTTTGATCTGCCCTAATAATTGTTTTAATTTATTGCTCTGTACATCAGCTTTGATTTTTCCAGTATCCCCTAAGTCAGTGTCTATGGCTTCGCTGTTAACTATTTTGCTTTGTGTTTTGATATTTTCATAGATATTTTGTTTTTTAAAGGAATTCACAGGAGCATCTGTTTCAGGTAAATCAGTTATACGCATAGTTTCTACATTATATTCTAGCTCGACTTTTTGTCCTGTTCCGTTACTTGTACGAGTTTTCATACATTGTAATTGATATCGCCCACGTTCCTTCATAGCCCTACTAGTAAATATGCCAAACACATTATCCGCTGTATTAATCTTACTAATACCACCTGAAATATGGCTGTGATCAAACTCTATCTCTTCTACAGCCGCACGATTCAACTGACTGGCTGTGACAAATAGCACGTTCAATTCTTTGGCTAAATTACGCAATTCTTCTGATACGTATTTGTCTTTGACAAACAAATCGTTAGGACTGACTTTGGCACTGACCGGCATTAATAAGTCTAGATAATCCACCATTAAAAAATCAATATTAATGCCGGTCTGTACCTGTACTTCTTTGACATAGGCACGTATATCGTTTACTGTGCTCTGTGCCGGCAGTGCCTTGACTCGATATTTTCCTGCTTTTTTACCAAAGATTTTAACTTTTAATTCAGCAGATTCTAAATCTTTGCGTATGTCTTTTGTGCCCATTCCGGCTAACATAGCATCAGTTCGCAAGCCAACCAATTCCTCGCTTAATTCTAAACTGATATAAGCACCGCTCAATCCTTGTTCAAGCCAACTGATAGCGATATTCATCATGACAAGACTTTTACCCGAATTATGACTACATATACCATTAGTATAATATCTATGATTATCATGATTAACCGAAAGATCATATACTTTAGTTTGTTTACTTTGCGGAAGAATATTGATTACAGTATCTACACCGTTTTCCGAAAGCAAAGTACTTCCAATCGGAATATCACGAGCATAATGCCATTGCTGATCGGGAGATTGATATAAATGATCATGACTCGCAACAATCTTTTTACCTGAAGCAAACTCAAAGGTATACAAATCTTTTTTAACTTTTTCAATACAATCCAACACAGGAACCCAACCATCTGGACTAGATACAAGTATATTGTTTTCATGTACTTTTCCCATTAAGCTACCTATTGGTACCTGCTTAGGCTGTGTGAGATTGTACAATTTAACAACTTTTTCGGACTTGCCTTTTGCGTATGTATCAATTTGAGCATAGGTATAAAACTGTTTTAAATAAGCAAGCTCAGTTGATAAATTTTCATAGTAGTTCATTGATCGTAAACCTTTTGTTAAATAAATCGTCGCACCACATTACTACATACATTACGTCTGGATATTTTTCTAAAATATGATTTCGTTTTGCTAAATCATTTTTATAAGACTCGCCATATGTACCCAAATGTGTTAAAGTTCTTTGGCCTATTGTAATTGGAACATGTTCTAATTCATCTCGGTAATCTGAAAAGTTGATATGCCCTGGGCCGTGGAATTCAAAAATAAGTTTTAACTTTTTGTGTGTCTCGTCTTCGTATACTGCCAAATCATATCGTCTATAACCAACATTGGAAATATTCTGCCAAAATTGTTCACTCGGAGCTCCAAATCTACAACATAATATATTAATATCATTTGCAGCAATAAATCCGCGTATTGCTTGCATTTCCTTGCCATTTGGATTGAATGACTTTGGCAAGGTAACCATGGCATGCTGGTATCTGTCTTTAGTTTTCCATGTTTCTTTACGTTTATCGATAGATTGCTGATGTCGTAATGTGCCTTCTTCTATACCGTATCTATCAATGAAAAATGCAAGATCACGTTTTTGAAAATTAGTAACTATATCAATTGCCTCGTCTTCTGAGTAGCCATTACGAATCCAATAGTCTTTCGACCTCACAGAATATAGCCCGGTTCCTTTACTCATTGCTCCAAATTTTCTACCTCTTTCTTGCTGTACTTTTTTAATCTTTTGAGTTATTTCCTCTTCGCTTAACCCAGAATCAGCCCAGCCTTCTCTAGTATTCTTTAACTGTTTTTTAAGTCGATCTACCATCGAGGTATGAGTTGTTTTCCAGTTGTCGCCGTACATTAATTTATGCCATTCAAGGCCATTGGCTTGACATTTAGACAAAGCCTCTCTCCTAGCTACCCAGTCTCCCAACGAATTAACTATCCAAATAGCTATATTTTTTCTCCATACCCCTGATCTATCTTCGTCGGGATATTCATTAAAAAACTCAGCTAACATCGCTTCTTCCTCGGCACTAGGAACATATCCAATTGGCAATATATTCCTTACTTGTTTTAATCCCATAAAAAAATCTCCTGTACTTTTTTTGTTTCCATGCGGTTTCATCGTTCTCTCCTGTAAGCATATTTATTTATGCTTACGGTTTAGGAATAGGGTATAATTGGTAATTCAACGATAGTAACCATAGTATCAGCAGTTACACACCCGCTACCGCCCGCAAAAATATTAAGTTCTCCTCTACTAAATCCGCCATAAAGTATTTTGTCGAGACTTGGCCATCCTGTGCTTACCTGCCCGCCGCTGTTAAAATATCTATCATTGCGTTCTTTGGGATTGGCAAAATAGTCTGTGCCCATGTCTTTCTGCAGACTGATTTGAACTGCGTCTTTGATTAACTTTTCTACTGGGCTAAAGTCACCCTTATCCAGCATGTCATAAGATTTTAATATGGCTCTGCTGAGTTCTTCCTTCTTAGTAAATGACTCAAATTCTTCCATAAACCAACTGAGATTGCCTTCGGGCAAATCATCTAATTTGTTTAATTTTATATTAGTTGTCGCTGATATTTGTTGATGTAATGGCAAACTGCCGTGAACATCATAATGAGTTTTGATAAATTCTGCCGCAGGTTTTAGGCTTTTATCAAAATTTTCTGGATTATATATATTCTGAACACGCACGAATGATTCAGCATCATTCAGCATCATTTCAAGAAAAAGTTGTTGTACTTGGATGTTGTAATCGTTTAGCAAGTTGCTTCCTTTTTATTTCAATTTTGTATCGGTTAGTTTCTCTGGCTCGTAATATAGTTAGTAAAGTTGCCATTTTGCCCAAGATAATTACGGCATCATTTACATCTTTAACTCCCACAGGCCACTCGGGCATACTAACTGCCCACCCTAATTCTATTGCTTTATCCACCAAAGCCATGCCAGCTTTGTCTTGGTCAGGTACCACCGTTATAAGCCGGCTCATACTACGTATTAATTGCGCCTGTTGAGCATTTATATCGTTGTGTAACACTGCCAATCCGTTTATAGCCAATGCGTCAAATATCCCTTCTACCACTATTGCATGTTGCCATTCTGGTTTTTGTAAATCACCGCCAAATACATATCCTGGCTGTGTGTCTGATATGTATTTGGGTATTCTATTGTCAATGTATCTGGCTGTATTGCCAACCATTGTGCCATTATGTGTGAATGGTATCACTATACGTTTAGATAGTCTCCCTTCCCCATCTGGACTTACCATGTAGGGGTAACCAGTACTGTCTATCCCCCGATGCTCTAGATACTGAATATAACACAAATGATTGGGATTTTCAATATCTATAAGTTCCAAGCCGGCAGGCAAGTCACGCTCTTCAAATTCTACAGGTCTAACGATGCTCTTGTTGTTTTCCAACATGCCATGCATAGTTCGATGTCTTAGACTTTCGATGTTGATTTGCTCTATGATCATTTGATCAACTCCCAACCATTCCAACATCTGGCGAGCTTTAAAAGTCAAACTGCGTCCCAGTACAAAGCTGGCTGTAAAGCCACAGTTAAAACAATGATAAACGAATCCGTTGTCTGGGGTTGGCTTCAATCCACCCCGCTGTCTGCGGTCTTGATTTTCTCCGCGATGTGTACAGCAAGGAGCGTTGAATGATATCCAACCAGAGCTTGTGCTTTTTCTTTTCGCAGGCAAGAAAGAGGTTATGTCAATCATAGCTTATTATAGCATTTATTCTGCTACAATACAAGTCTATCTGTATAATAAATTTGTAACAAATCCTGTAGATATTATCGGAAAGGCGCCTTGATTTGCGGCTGGAACTGGATAAGCATTGGGATTGATACCGCCCGCTGGTATGGGCCAATAACCAGATCCGCCATTTATAACATTGATACCAGTTACAACACCGTCGCCGTTTATAGTTGCTTGGGCGGCTGCTCCGGATCCATTTCCTAAAATAGCTATATTAGGAGGTGCCAGATATCCGTATCCGCCGTTGGTCACTACAATATCAGTAACTACTC